CGGGTGACTGGAGTTCAGACGTGTGCTCTTCCGATCTCCGCGACGGGCGTAATCCCACAGGCCGGTCTCATAGAGCGCGCTGCGGAACGATACCGACACCTTCGAGCGCAGACCATCCTCGGGTTCCGCGCTGCGCACATTCAGGAACGAGCATGAATGGGTGAGCGCGCTGCGGATGGCCTGCGGCAGTTCCACGTCGAAGTCGTTGTCGGAAAGAATCGAATCCAAACCCAACGGGTCGCGGCCGTCGTCGCCGACTCCAACGAAACCATCGAACACGATGCGGTCGGCCAAAGCGTCCACCGATTTCTGCGGCCAGCCCACGACCTCGCTTATCCCCGCCATGCTGTCCGGCACAGCGATGGACAGATTCTTAAGCTCGTTTCGTCCGTCGTAGTATTTGGTGCGCAAAAGGTTACGTTCGAGCTTCTGGGACCATTGACGTATCATCAAATCCCACGGTTCTCGGCACTCGTCGGGCAGATTATCGACCTGCACGTTTTCAAGACTGGGAATCTGCATCAGAATGCCACCGCCTTTGCTCTTCTTCCCGGATGACGTTTGGAAGTCTTGACGTTCCAATACGCGAGAGCCACCGCTTCCACGGGACTCACGTCGATGTTCTCCATGGACGTCTCGTAGCCGAACCCGTCTCCGATTTTCCTGTGCTTCGCATGACCCACCGCCTCGTCAAGCAGAGGCTGGCCGAAATGGGTAAGCCCATGGTCGTTCACGGCCTGTTCGAGCATCGAACAAGCGTCTGCCACGTCGGAAGGGCGCGGAACCACGATCACTCTTTTGGACACGCCCTTGTCGATGAGGCTGTTGACCAGGGTGGGCGCTCCCACGCGCCCGTCGATGATGATGCCGATGGCCTTGCGCCATCGTTCCGCACCGTCCTTCTCGGCGGTCAGCCAGTCGGCCAGCCAACCGGTGCCGCCGCACATGCTGAGCGAGGCGATGACCTCAACGTGCGGCAATTCACCAGACTTGCGGGGCGGGCGCACGCACGCCACGAGGGTGACGTTCGCGCCGTCCGCGCTGAACTTGACCGCATACGAGTTGTAGCCATCCATGCAGGGGTTGTCGGTCTTGCACTTGGCCCACTCGTCAACATCGATATCGGACAGCGCGCCGGCCTGATCGTTCCACCAGCCGAGACGTTCGCGGGCGAAACCGTCAGGGGTCATCTTCTCCGACTCGGAAACGACCACGCTTTTCAGCAGTCTGGTGCCGAGCGATGGATTGTATTGGTACCAGCGTTGCTGGTCGTGCACGTCGCCTATCTCGTTCGCCGCCCATTCGAACCAGCACAGGTTCTTCGGCGGCTTGTCCCTGTGCGCGTTGCGGCGCATGCGCGCGAACACCGTGCCCGGCGAGGTCTGCGGTGTGGGGGTGCCCGTGTCGATGGTCAGCGGGTTGCCGGAGGGTGCCGACGAGATGGCGGGCTGTATGGCCTCCATCTGCTCGTCGGTCAGCTCCTGCGCCTCGTCGCACACCAGCACGTCCACCGTGAAGCCACGGCCCGAACTCTTCGAACGGGCGATGAACTCAATGCTGCCACCGTTCTTCAACACGATGGCCTCCTGGCCGTTCGTGGCCCGAATGTAGGTGACCAGTTCCGACAGTTCGGGGAACTTGCGCGCGTTCTCGAAGTAGTATTTCATGCGCAGGAAATGCTTGCGGCAGGTCTTCACCTCATGCGCCGTGTGCAGGATCTTCATACCGAGGATCGCGGCAAGGTACAGCTCCGTGAACTCAAGAATCGCGTTCTTGCCGTTCTGGCGCGGCACCGCGCACCCGCAATCCGACGCCGCCCATTGCAGCTTCGAATCCGTGGCGAGCCACCCATCAAGCACGATACGCTGCCACTTATCCGGCTTCATGTCGTAGCCGGCGGCGAGCGCGCACGCCTCTCCTCCCTAGGACTGCGCGTGCCTGGGAACCAGAGCGAAGCTAGGTTCCTGTACGCCTCTTCGCCTTGCCACCCTCGATCACCCTCAGCTTCCGTCGTTCGGCTATCTCATCGAGCGGCGTATGCCGCTCCTGCTGTTTCACTTTCGCCTGCGTGATCTGGCTGCGTGCGGCTGGCGTGATCCCGTAATCCTGCAGCAGCTTGTTCAGTATGGGCACGCTGGCGAAATTGCCGGAACCCCAGATGTCCGCGTGGATCAGGGCGGCGTTCATGAGGTTGTCCCAGTCGGCCTCCGTCCACGAGTCCGCGCCGGGGGTGGAAGCCAGATGCTCCCACCAGCGCACGGTAGCCTCCGGCCATTCGATGCCGTCAGGCAGCGTCGGCTGCGTTATCGTGGTCTTGGCCAACTGGATCACCTCGAATCTAAATGTCAGGAGCCGGAGGAACGCGAGCCTCCGCGAGAAAAAGCGCTGCGGATACGACCGGCAACGTTACGCACCGCATTGCCGGCACGCTGGAACAGGTTTCGCATAATCCACCTCCTTTCGTGGCATAAGAAAAGCCGCTGCGGATCACAGCGGCCAAACTCTAGGAGGCGGAACATCACCCGCCAAGTTTCTTCATGACGGCCATGCCGTCCATGTACTTGTCGCCGAGCTTTCGAAGACCGTACGCGGCAAGGAAAGAGTCCTTGTCGTCTCGCAAGGGGAACGCGATGGCGAACCAGTGTTCGGAATCGGTCGGCTCCACGAGCTTCCTGGGACTGCGAGCCGAAACCAGCGCCCTGTGCAGGGCGGCGAACTCGGCGAGACAATCCTTTTCCAGATCATCGGAGTACTTGACATCGGCGAGTGGGTCAGGCGTCTTCTCCGCGAACCCGAGGCCACCACCGAACCCGACTCCGGCACCAAACGCCACGGCGGACGACTTGGCCGGCCTGTACGGGGCGAGTAGCTTCTCGATATCACGGTACGCATAGATCCGGTGGTTTTCGCCGAAACCAAACAGTTCACGCCACCGCGCCATCTCGGCGGGGGAGGGGAAACACAGGCACAGCCAGAATTCGGTGTCGGTCGCATCCACGAAACGCTTGCGCTCCGCACGGGCGCGCTCCCGGTACTCCTTCGCGTTCTCGTCCAGATTCTCCGGCACCGGCTTCACAGTCTTCTTGCCCTTGGACTTCTTGGAAAAATTGAACTTGAAATCACCTGACATGATCCACCTCCAACAAAGGGAACCATTCAAGCAGCGTCGCGTAATCGTCCGGCGCCTTGTCCTTGAGCACCTTGGTGAAACGCTTGTCGACGCCATCGAACGAACGCCCGAACCACGCATAATCACACGGCAGGTCGATATGATGCTCGCCAATGCAGTCCAGCACTTCGCCCTTGAGCCAATCCCCGATAGGACTGACCTTCTTGAGATTGCGCCGCCAGTACCCGTACTGGACGAACGCGCCACGACGCTGAATCGAATCTGCGGCACGCACGCCATCCGCGCACCACGTGCTCTTATCCAAGCCGATGTCGGCGCGGATGAAATCCCACATCTGCTCATACGACGGCTCAGGCAAACGCGCAGCCTCGATGTAGCGCAGACGTTCGGGAGCCTGGAACACCGCATTGTTCAGCCACCGGTACAGCGACGGGTGCGGATACCTTTTGATTCGGGTCTGGAACTTCTGCTCGAAATAATCAAGCTCCTCGTCCACGAACCTCAAACCGGGCACATAGTACAAGTACGCGGGAACGACCTCGATGCCCATATCCCGCATCGCCAGCCACGCGGCGATAGAATCCTTGCCGCACGAAAACGCCAACAACACGGGCTTGCCATCAGCGGCGAGCTTCTCGCGCACCGCGAGACTCGTGCCCTGATTGCGGATAACCGTGGTCACTTCGGCCACCTCCTTCCCGTCATGCGAATGAACCGCGAATGCGAATAGAACTCGACACCGGCACGCCGGAAACTCGGCTCCGCCGACTCCACGAACACATGCAGCCCATGTCCGCTGGTCGAAACCTCCGCATAGATCGCTTCCGGCAGCAGCTCCAACGCCTTCGCGGGCGGACTGGTCAAATCAACATAGTCGAAATCCCAGCACGCGAGCCCATCGCCGAGCATGATGCCATAACCGTCCCCGGACTTCGAGCGCATGACCTCCGAATATGACGCCCAGGTACTTGAGTCCGTCGAACTGGCCGGTGAACCATCGCACCGGATCGGGCGCTTGCCATCGGCGCGCACCCAACGGCGCAATGCCTTGAGTTCCTGCGGTATCTGATGTTTGCGGCTCCACGCCTTGCGGCACCTGTCCGAGCAAAACAGTCTCGGACGCCTAGGGTTTGGTGTGGATTGGAAGAAATGGCCGCAATTCCTACATTGGTTGACCATAGCTATTACTATAGCATATATTCCAACGATTCGCAACACTAATTTCGTGACATATCAAAACTGCGTAAAATCAAACGTAACAGCCTCGGAAAACAACGGGGCAAAAACATCAAAACCATGCCGGAACGGCTTCCACGGGCGCTCGCAGGCACCCCAGCGGCCAAACGTACGATACTCCACGCGGGTTGCGGGGGGATGCGGGCGCTATGTTCTGTGGGGAGCCTTGCCGGTGGGGGAGGGGGTGGTGCCCCGGTTACCATTGGCGGCTGATTGGGATGGTGTTTTGTGGTTGTTTTTTTGTGTTTTGGTGGCCTGTGGTGTTGGTGGTTATTTTGTTGCTTTTTCTTTGGTTGCAGATTCTGTGTGTGAGTTGTGTGTTGTCATAGCTGGTTGGCGAGCCTCCTCGGCTGTATGGGATGATCTCATCGAGTTCGCAGCTGAGTGTGTGTTGTGTTTTGAGTGTGAGGTCTATGGGCTTGCCGCACAGTGGGCAGATTGGTATTGGTCCTTCGGCCGCGATGTGTCGGGCTTTGCATTTGCGGCGGGCTGCTCCATTTTGGTATCTGCCTGAGCCTGCCTTGTTGCTCATGTTCCCCATCCTGTGTGGTGGTTGGTGGCTTGGGCGAGATTCGAATTCGCGGCAACCCGAGCTTTGCGCTCTGTTGTGATTGCGCCCTAGCAGTCGCTGCTATGGCCGGTTAGGCCTCTACCGTACGCAAGCCGTGGCATACGCGGTTGGCTTCGATCCAACGACCTGCGGTTTTGGAGACCGCTGCTCTACCTGCTGAGCTACGCGCATAGGTGGATATAAGTAAAGCCACTGAGATGTTTATCCCAGAGGCTTCCACAGTAATCCTGATATGGAGTATACCACGGGTCGGTGTCAGCCTACTGCCGCTTGGAAACGCTCATTGCCATGGCGACGGTCTCCCTGATGTCGAATTCGTAGTATCCGTCGTCGGCTATCGGTTTTGCCGAGGGTAGTTTGCCCCGGCGCAGCCAGTTCTTCACGGTCATGGCAGGTACGTCCAGTCCGTAATCGTCGCGGAGCCATTCGCTGCACCCGGTTGGGGTGAGTGTCTTGTGATACCGGTTCACGGCTTCGGCGGTCCGTTCGCGCAGCTCGGCCACGTTGATGGGGTTGCCGCATTTGCACAGCAGCAGCGATTCGCCCTTCGCCGCCAGTATTTCGCGTTTGCATTCGGGGCATACGCCGATGATGCGCCGTGTGCGTGGCTTGCGGTCCACGTATGGTTCGATGCGCCGGTTCATTTTGATGAGCTGGCGGAGGAATCGGCCTGCGTTCGTCGCCTTGCACAGCCATGCGAGGCGGGTCTGCATTCGGGGGATGAGGAGCTGCCAGCGGTCGCTCCACACGGCTCCCGCGTCGCACCAAGCGTCCTGCAACAATGATTCGGCTTCGTCCAGCAGGTCGATGGCGTGCATGTTGACGGGGCTTGGCGCTTCGCCGCCCTGCGGTTTCCCGCCGCTGCCGGGTTCGCCGAGCTTGTACTCATGCCGTGCGACCCGCTCCAACAGTTGCATGTTGCGGCGCAGATTGTGGAGTGTTTTGGCGTAGGTGCGGCGGCAGTTTTGGCAGAGCGTCCATGGTGCCTCTACCTGCTGGTCGCCGCAGTATTGGCATGGGTCGGTTGGAATGAACATTGTTTGGAACCCTCCACGTTCGGCTATGATGGTGCTTTGGTGAGCGTGCCCTCCGCCTGTTGGTGGAGGGTTTCGTTTTGTCTTTCGTTGGATTCATTGTTTTT